TGACTTTTGTACCCAAAACCTGGAAAACCAGTAGGATCATCTGCATGATACCCATAGTATTTATGTGGGCTCAGCAGGCGGTTCGTTTGTGGTATGAGGACCATATGGCTAAAGGTGTCATGGGAAACCATGTGCATCTTAAAGACCAACGGTTCAATCAGAGAGGGAGTAGACAGGGATCCTTAAATGGAAAACTAGATACACTTGATCTGAAGTCAGCGTCTGATAGCGTATTGCTACGTCTTATTCAGGCGGCTTACCCTCCTCATGTGTTTCGTTACTTAGAGGAGACAAGATCTCGGAGTGTCCTAACGCCCGTAGGTGTCGTTAAAACTGAAAAGTTTGCGCCAATGGGTTCTGCGCTGTGCTTCCCAGTTCAGAGTTCACTCTATACGGCCATTATCCTTATGGTCAGCATTGCAACGCTATACCGTAGAGACTGGCGTGTGCCAGGTGCTCTGGACGATATAGACCTCGATTACGCCTACGTGGCGTGTTATGTTCGAGGGAATTCGTTACATCACCAAGCTTATCGCACATTCTACGTCTATGGCGACGACTTAGTAGTGGATAACGCTATTACGTCTAACGTCATCGAAGCGCTCGAAGCGTTTGGATTCACCGTCAACGTCGAGAAGACGTTTACAGGTGACAGTGCATACCGTGAATCTTGCGGGACGCACTACGTAAACGGGGATGAAGTTACTCCCCTTATTTACAAAACCAAATTCTTCAACCAGAGGTTAGGTACAGAAGCTGTCGCTAGTCTTATTGACAAGGCAAATCAGGCATATGATTTCGGATATTTACACCTCCGTCGTCATATAATCCAACAAGTCTTGTACTCTGAGATGAAAGCTAAAGCTAAGCCGTGGCATCTCGCCGCGGCCCGCGGAGTTAACCCGATTCTCTTCACAGAGGACCGAGAAACTACTTTTGCGGTGTACCATCCCAATCCAAGGAACAATCATTTACCAAGGCGTTCGTATAGGTACGACGCTCCAATGAATGATCTACCCGTCCACACGGACATGTCCAGTTTTCCTAAACGGACAGTTCTTAAGGACGCAACTCACCTCCATTTTCAGAGGTCCGAAGTTGCTAGCATTGGGATTGGCCCACTTGAACGTGTTGAGTTGTCGGAGAAGTATGACAATTATCGACATATTCAGTGGTGGCGCTCGCAGTATGGCAGAACCGAAGATAGTTACGATCCTGTGACTACTGCCAAAGCTGATACAAAAGGTGTGCGGATCATGCGGCGTTGGACTGCCGCGTAGGTCCGCTACATCTGGTGAGG